ATGTATAGTATTGGACAATTTTCGATGATTTGTAACTTAAATAAGAAGACGTTAAGATATTATGATGAAATTGACTTGTTTAAGCCTGTTAGAATAGACGAGACAAATCAATATAGATACTACGATGAATCCCAGATAGAAATTATCCGAGAAATTTTGAGATTAAAGGCAATTGGCATCCCATTGGATCAGATCAAAAGTATATTAGCAGTGTATAATTCAGCGAAACCGAATGAGCAATTGAATGCAGTTTATGCTCATAGATTGACGGCAATAGAAAGGTCCATTAAACAGTTAAAAGAGCAGAAAGCTTTAATAAACCATTATTTAACTTCAGAGGCTTCAAGAGATGAAAAAGTGATAAGCTATAGCATTGAAAAAGGTTTCTTTGTTGAAAAAGGAAATCTGTTTTATAATTCTATTGATGTGAATCAGAGGGACTTAAATGCGGTGATAAGTGCTTTTTATGAAAGTGCCAACGGCTTAAAACTCACTTCAGGGCACATCTTTAGAAGAAGTTTTGATGAGAACATGGCACATTACGATGAGATCTTTGCTTATACTTTAGAAAACGTAAAGGAAGGTAAAATCAAGGCACAACCTCAAGTGTTAAGCTTAAAACTTGTATGTGATAGCATTAAAAATCGAGAACATGGATACAAGCAATTATTTGATCATATCAACTTAAACGGATATGTTGTGAATCAAATTTATGAAAAATATCTCATGGACAGTGGCCGGATGCATGTCGAAATTATTGTGAGTATTGAATAGATTTAACAAAAATTTTGACACATCTGTTTTCTTAGCTTTTAATCGAAATCATAATGCGTCAATATAACACTAAGCGCTTGATCAAAGTCAATGATGACTTTATCAAGCCTTTTTTTCACAACAAACCCTGTTTAGAGACGCCTCATCACACCTAAGGGGTCAAAATAGATTATGTAATCATCAACGACCACGTAACGACCGTAAATTTGCATATATGTATTTACGGTTTCTTCTAAGAATTCACTGGTGACACCAATATGCTCTGCAACCTCATAGGGATTGTGACAGCCATATTTAAAACAATCAATAAATTTTTCAAGTGGAATGAGTTTTTTATGCGCCCATCTACGTGCCATTTTTTCTTGTTTTATATTTTTAAGACTATCTTGATCCAATATATTGCCAACTGAAGTTTCATAGTGTCCAATTTCCTCAGCAAGAATACATGCCATTTCAGCCTCTGTTTCGATTTGAGATTGATCCAATATAATGGTTTCGTCAAAATAGAGCCCCTTGACGTCTTTTACGGGAATTTTGTGTTCTACAAAAGCAATGTTCTTTTTTTCAATGTGATCTAATAAATTTTTAATCATTCTTATCCCTCTGTGATTTGATAAATTGAGCAAATTCTAAGACTTTTTTTTGCTCGTCTGCGGTTAAGTCTGAGAGTGCGTGAGCGGCGATGGTATTGATGCTGGAATCTTCTTCGCCCCAGTTCATAAGATAGTTCGGCGTTACACCTAGCGCATCAGCAAGGCGCTTGACCTTATCATTTCTTAAATTTTTAATTTCTCCACTCTCGTATCTTTGAATGGTCGCAGCACTTACACCAACCTTTGTTGCCAATTCTTCTAAGGTCAAGTTGAGTTCTTGCCTTTTTTTCTTGAGTTTACTCTTAAAATCCATCTTTGACCTCCTCTTACAATAACCCTATCACTAATATAACACATTAATTACGTAAATGCAAAAATAAACATTTTAAATTACGCAAACGTATTGACATGAAATTGCATTAAGCGTAATATGAAATTACGTAAACGCAAAACGCAATTTCCAAGTTATAAGTATAGAAAGAGAGGCCTTTATTATGACAGCAATTGAAATTAAAAATTTATTAAAAAGTTACAATACCTTTTGTGGTGAAATCCATCACTTAAATCAAGAAATCCTTGAACTTTCAGAGGTGGCAGCTTCACATAGGGAATTATCTGCAATTACATATTCGGATATGCCTAAAGGAAATCAAATTTCAGACCCAACTTATGAAAAAGCTCAAAAAATCATTGATTTGTATATGAAGCAGGTTCAAAGGATAGAACTTAGACTAGAGGCTTTATTCCTTAAAAAGAACTACGTAGAGTCCTTATTAGATCAATTGCCTGACATTGAAACGGAGATCATTAAGTTGAGATATTTCAAGAAATATAAGTGGGAGATGATCTCAAATGTGGTTTGCTACAGCAGAAGACAGTGCATTAATATTCATGATAAAATAGTTGAGGACCTTGCAAATAGCGAAAACTCGAGACAATTCAACGCGGATACTCTGTTGACAAACGCTCAGTTTAAGATTATTTGAGTTCAAAACACGACACTGCACTCTATTGCACTTTTTATGTGTTATGATGTTAGTGTCGAAAGATGTCGAGAATGCATTACACCATAAAGTAACCGCAAATTGCATATGAAAAGTCCCAAAGCACATGCCGTATAAAAACGACATCTGCTTTTTTTTATGCCAATTTTTAGAGGTGTTGTTTTATGCACAGACATTCGATCTTAAGTTTTAAAAGGAGGCGATGCCTTTGGCGCAGATGTGACTAAGTCAAAATGATGAAAGGAGTTTTAAATGACTAAAAAAGCATACGAACTTGTGAAACAAAAATTGCAGTCTGATTTAAAAGCGATCCATTGGGTGGATGCAGTGGTTTGGCCATCTGAAGAAGCGAGACCTTGTTTACAAATGAGCACACTCGTATCGGGTCAAAATAGGATCTCACAAAATCTAATGGAATTCACAACCACGATTCAAATGGTGTATTATGGGGCAAACCCAACAGCAAGTAACGATGAACTTGTGGATGTTGCAGATCAAATATTGTCATTTTTTCAAAATGCATTTGAAGCGGCAACCGATGAAACAAAATTTGAAGTATCTTCAGTACAGTGTGAGATCAAAGACGGTTTATTGTACTTTAAAATCACACTTTATAGTCAAGGCACAAAAGAATCTGAAATTTATCCAATTATGGAAAATTTAAAATTTAGGGAGGTATAATTATGGGTTTACCAGGAATTAATATCATTTTTACGAAAAAAGCAGCTCAAGCGATTAATAGCGGAGCAGAGGGCATCGTCGCATTACTTTTAAAGGATGAAAGTGTTTCGAGCGGTGTTAAGTACTATTCATTAAAAAGTATTGTAGATATGCCTGCGGAGCTTAATGATGCGAATCAAAAATGGATTAAAGATGCATTATTGGGCGTGCCTTCAGAAATTAAACTCGTTGTGCTCAATAACGAGGGCGCTAATTATACAGAGGGTCTTTCCTATTTGGAGACGATCATTTACAACGTACTCACAATTCCAAACGTTATTTCAGGCGATGTATCCACTGTGGCAGCTTGGGCAAAATCTCAAAGAGAAAGTGGAAAACGATTTTTAACGGTATTACCGAGTTGCACGGCCGATCATGAAGCGGTTGTTAACTTCACAACAACAGGGATTGTAGTAGGCGAAAATACGTATACAGCAACACAATTTGTCGCTAGAATAGCGGGACTGATTGCAGGTTTGCCACTTACCGTAGCACCGACGTATCAAGTACTTTCAGAGGTGGATGATGTGCCTCACCTTACAAAAACGGTGGCAGATACAGCGGTTGATAAGGGTGAATTCATCCTTTATCATGACGGCGAAAAGGTAAAAGTGGCAAGGGGTGTATCATCTCTTACGACGCTTATAGAGTCAAAACCCTCTGAATATCAAAAGATTAAACTCATTAGAATCTACGATAAAATTGCCACGGATATTGAGAGAACAATTGAAGACAACTATATCGGTAAGATTCAAAACAGTTATCCCAATAAACTTTTGTTAATTTCGGCGATTAATGCCTATTTGGAGTCCCTAGAACAACAAAATATCTTAGACAGTGGTAAGAATTATGCTGAAATTGATTTGGTTTCCCAAAAGACTTACTTGAAATCAGTGGGTCAAGATGTGGATGCCATGAGTGAGCAAGAATTGAAAGAAGCCAATACCGGTTCAAATGTGTTTATTAAAATCAATGTTAAGGCACTTGATGCAATCGAAGATGTGTCTATTACAATCATATTATAGGATATAGGAGGAAGAGCATATGTCATTAAATCCAAATAAAGTTATCAGTGGTACTTTCGGTAGAGTGTGGTTAGACAGCACACTTATGGGCGAAGTCTTTGGTCTTCAAGCCAAAATTGAGATTCAAAAAGATGAATTTCCCATAGCGGGGTCACTCGTTCCAGGTGAGAAAATCACGGGATGGAAAGGAACGGGCTCATTAAAATTTAGAAAAGTGGATTCGAGATTGATCAGCATGATCGGTGAAGCCATTAAAAGAGGTGAAAATCTTGAGTTTGAAATCTTAAGCGAACTTGCTGATCCCACAGCATATGGTGCAGAGCGCATTCTTTACAAACAAGTGTCGTTTAATGACTTAACTTTAAGCGAGTGGGAAGTTGCCACAAGAGGCGATGTTGAAGCCCCATTTACGTTTAGAGATTACATTTTCTTTGACTTGATTAAGCCGGTTTAAAACCGGCTTTTCCCCACTCATTTACAAATAAGGAGAGACTAGTATGGTAGCAGCAACTAAAGCGAAAAACGCATTGAGCTTATTATTAAATTCCAAGATGGACATTATGGATTTACCTAAAAAAAGCGTTGAGATTCCAAGATTATCTCAATCTTTCGGTGAGAAAATGGAATTTACCATTCGTGCACTGAACAACAAAGAGTTTAAAAATATTCAGGACTTGGCGATTAAATTTGACAAAAAGGATGCGGATATTGATACGAGTTTGGTTCAATCCATGATTCTCATAGAAGGGATCGTTGAACCGAGTTTGAAAGATAAAGAACTCAGAGAAAAATTTGGCGTGGCAACACCCATTGATTTAATTGAAAAACTACTATTGCCTGGAGAAATACTCCATCTCTACAATCAGATTTCTGAACTATCTGGTTTTGGTGAAGATTCAATCATCCAGATAAAAAACTAATTGAGACAGACCCAGAGGTGGGGATTATGTACTATATGTGGTCTAAACACGGTACATTCCCCTCTGAGGTTTATAGCCGGCTTAGTGAAAATCCGGGTGAGCTTGACGTGATGATCGCCTTTTATCAATACAGGATGAAAGAAGAAGAGCAATGCGCCAAGAACAACGTCCCCGGGTTTGTCTCAATATAAAGGAGGTGTGAACACATGGATATGATAAGTGCGATGATAAAAGGAGCGAGAGATGCAGCAAGACTTACCACGAATATATTTAAGGGACTAAAAAATACCTTAGGAAATCAAATGAGACACTTCTACAAGGAACAGGGAGACCATATAAGGACATTTATTGCTAATATTTTAGCGAATATTGTTCGATTAGGCAGTACATTGTTTTCAATAATTTCCAGAGTGATGGCACGAATTATAAATCAAATTGTTAGAGTAATACGTCCACTTCTTCCAATTATCAGAAGCGTAGTCCTTTCCATATTAGCGCGGATTCCTGCTCGAATCATTACCAATTTCTTATTTAGAAATAGAGGATTACGTGATATTCGAAATGCGAATAGGAGTCTGAATCCACTGAGAAGAGGGATTACAATTGCATTAACAGCAAGAGATCATATATCAAGTGTTGTGGGCGGTATCGGGAAGAAATTAGGTTCTTTAGTTCTTTCGGGTGCCTTAGGAATCGCATCAAAAGTAGCTTCGCAAGCGGGTGAGTTAGCCGAAATTGGTCTAAAAGGCGCTATCAATAGGCAATCAAAGCAAAAGGATATGAACTCTATAATTAAACAAAACAATGCAGGGCTAGATGCGAAATCAGTGCAAAGCAAAAGCGATAATTATATGAAAACGCTTAAGAAAAATTCTAACGGCAGTGTCTATTCTGAAAGTGAAGTATTAGATGCGGGTTCAAGTGCTCTTAAAATGGCAAAAGGGGACACTGGAGCAGCAGAAAAATTCTTAAAACTGGCAGAAGATATGGCGGGTTCTAATTCTGGTAAGACTTTGATGGAAGCAATGGAGGCACTCACAGAAGCACAATCAGGTAACCTAGATGCGCTTCAGGCTTTTGGCGTGAATGCCACTGAAGAAAGTCTAAAAAATGCGGGTGGCAATATTCTCAATATGAAAAATGATTCAGGCAGCACAATGACAGAACAGTTTAAAGGCGGTGCAGAAGAGGCTGGAAAAACGATTCCAGGCATGATGGCAAAATTAAAAGGGATCGGTGAAACGATATTATCGGATATCGCTGCCACAAGCCTTGGTGGCATAAGTGACATCTTAGCCAAAGGGGTTGAATTCCTGTCCGCAAATCAAGAGAAAATCACTCAATTCGGTTTGGGCATATCTAAGGTCGTGGGAGACGTCTTTCGTTTTATTTTCAGTGTCATACAGGCTGGAAGACCGATATTGGATACCTTTATGAACTTTATTCTTTCCAAGAAAGATGTCTTTATGGATATGTTTGGCAGTATCATGAGCATTGTGGATCAATTTAAAGCCGCGTGGATTGAAGTGTTTCCAGTCATACAAGAAATGGTAGCGACAACATGGGAAATTATAGCGCCCATACTAAGCGCATGGTTGGATAACATTGCTATTTTCTTAGATTTCCTGAGCATACTTGCGGGTGTTGTTGTAGATGTCTTTACAAATGTGGTGATACCTGCAATAAGTGGTGTTTTTGATTTCGTAATGCCTTTGGCAGCAAAAATATCTGAATTTATTCTAGGATTTTATGAGGGCATAAATTGGTTATACAATTTAATTGCCGACTTCCTAAAAAACATTTTAGGCAAAGATGTTGGAGAAAGAACGGAGATTAAGAACGTTCCAAGCGATGCGATAATTAAGAATAAAGGTTCCCAAATACCTACTCTGGCAGTAGGTATCGGCTATGTCCCCTATAACAACTATCCTGCAATGCTCCATCAAGGGGAACGCGTCTTAACAGCGGCTGAAAACAGTCAGTTGAGTAGAGGGACTGGTGGGGGTCAAATCACGATCAACATCCCTAAACTTGCGGATCATATCAGTGCATCAGATTCAAGAGATGTAGATACTTTGTTGTCGAGATTAGAAGAAAAATTAATGGCAGTGGCTGTGAATATGGGGGCGGTATAATGATTTTTGAACTCAGCTATAACAATTTTGAAGAGATATTAACGCTACCTGTCAACCCAGGTCAATACCAAATCACAGGAGGCCAGACTGTCAATACCACAGAAGTCATCGGTATAGGGGAAGTTAATCAAATTGGCGCTAACAAGCTTAGAACCATTGAGATTACATCTTTTTTTCCTAAAAATTACGAAGGCTATTGCAATTACGAAAGCGGTGATGCACCTTATGTACACGTTGAAAAAATACTAAAATGGCAAAAGTCCCAAAGGCCTATAAAATTAATCATCACGGACACCCCTATCCATATGCCTGTGGCGATTCAGAATTTCACTTACTCTGAATCGGGTGGATCAGGCAATGTCGATTTTACTTTAAGTTTGGTCGAGTACAAGTTTTTAAAGGTTAAATCTGTGACGGCGAGTCTTGATGATGGCAAAGTAATGATCAGTCCCATCGCCAAAACCAATAGACCTCAAGATAGAAGCATACCAAACTACTACACGACAAAGTATGGGGATACCGTTTCCATTATTTCAAAAAAACTAACGGGCACTTTTGCAAATGCTGAGGTCATTTATTCTCAAAATAAAAATCGCATCCAATTTGTAAACGAGAAGGGCACCCAATTACCGCTCTCCAGCCCTATGAAAGCAGGGATTAAATTGGCGATTCATTTTAAAATAATCCCGCAAAATCAAAGTGCAACAACATCAAAGATATTATTAGAATAGAGGGGTGAACGATGAAAGTAATTCTTATCAAAAATAATAACCCTTTTGACATCACAGACCTCGTTCAGAATGTATCTTGGGGGGGCAATATTAACCAAGTTTCCAGAAGCTTGACTTTTCAGATCCTTTATTCTGAAGATTATTACACGCCGAAGCTCTCAATCGACAATGGAGACTTGGTTAAACTCTTGGATCAAGAAGAAAAAATAATCATCTCGGGTGTTGTTTTTACAAAAGTGACAGATCGGGCAGGGGGAACGATCAATATAACCGTTTATGATCCCCTGATCTATTTGACAAAAAATATGACTACAAAAGTGGTAGACAACATTAGAGTGACAGAGTTCATTACGAGTTTATGTGATGAATTTGGGATTACAATTGCGAAGATCCCTTCGATTCAGTCGAAATTGGAAGGTGTTTTTAGAGATATGTCTCTTTACGATATGATCCTTAAGGCTTTAGAAGAATATACCCAATTAACCCAGATCGATTATCTGATGAAAATGGATTCAAAAGGATTGGTTATTGAAACATTAGGGCATGAGGGCATTCTCATTGATCTAGAAACAGGAAGTGATGAAATTTATACCATCACTGTCACTGAGAGTATCGAGGCATTGAGAAATGTCGTTCTCGTAAGAGGAAAAGGGGACAATATCTTCGCCGAAGCAGTGAATGCAGAAATGATTTCTAGATATGGTCGTATGCAGCACCAAGTTACAGAAGACAATATGGATCGATCAAAATCTAAAATCTATGCACAGAATTTATTAAAAGACCTGTGTAAAGCATCGGTGGATATTAGTCTTCAAATGAAAGGCAATGTCTCCATTAAAGCGGGTGATAAGCTCACTTTAGTAGATAAAGGCCTCGGCATTGATGAAACTTATATTATTGAAGAAGATGGCCACAATATGACCGAAAGTGGTTACACAATGCACTTAAAATTAATAAAGAGGTGATGAAATGGCAGGTGAAAAACTCATTCAATTCATAAAAAATCAAGACAAAGGCAAGGTAACCATTGAAATTGGAACGGTTATCAGTGATCTGCCCAATATTGCGGTGAAGCTGGATAAAATGAAAGTGGCGATTCCACGGCAATTTTTAGTTTTGGATTATGCTTATAGCATACCCGATGGAGTTGGAAATTCGTTGGTAGGCAATAGAGTTGCAGTGATGAGTATCGAAAATGGCAAGCGATTTTATGTCATGGGAAGGGTGGTGGAGTAATGGCAATTTTCCCAGAGCATATGCATCAGCTCAATCCGGTTTTATCTAAGGCATCGGCAATAGACTATGGCAGGGAATGGGCTTATGATTTTGATCAGAATAAGTTTATTTTACAAAATGGCACGCCCCTTATTGTCACTGGGCTGGAAGCTTTGAAAATCTATATTATCAAAACACTTAAAACAGCACGGTATAGATACTTGATCCACAGCTGGGAGTATGGCTGTGAAATTGAAGATGTCTTAGGGAAGACGCTCCATAAAGATGTACTCGAAAGTGTCATCAAAAATATGATTACGGAAGCCCTCATTTATGATGAACGCATTTATGCGGTTACAGATTTTATCATTATCAATGCGGGCGATCGAGTCAATGTGAGTTTTGTGGTCAAAACGAATCTCGGCGAAGAATTGGAGGTGAATACAAATGTTTGAAAATGAAACACAAGAAGCGATTCAAAAACGGATGGACGCAATGGCAGTGAGTGAGATCAATACAGGGGAAGGCAGTATGTTTCATGTGGCGACGGCCCCAATTGCGGTTGAGTTGATGCAGGCTTATTTTAATCTCGAAAGGGTTTTAGAACTCGGTTTCGCGGAAACCACCAGTGGCCCGTATTTGGATATGCGCGCTAGAGAACATGGCATACAGCGTAAATTGGCAACAAAAGCGAAGGGCAAGATCAGGATAGAAGGCAGTCCTGGCACAATAGTGTCAAAGGGGAGTCTTTTTGCCACCCAAGATGGCAGAACGTATATAACAGATATGGTGGCGACAATAATAGATACTTTTGTAGATGTTTCAGTCACGGCAAGTGATTATGGAACGCTCTATAATACAGGACCCTATACAGTTGTGGCACTCCCCATGTCCATTTCAGGTGTGACTTCTGTGACGAACCCAGCTGCTATTGGTGAAGGGACCAATGAGGAATCCGATACGGCTTTACTCGAAAGACTTTTGTCACATGTGAGAAAGCCAGCCACCAGTGGTAATGTCTATCAGTATCAGCAATGGGCAGAGTCTTTGGCTGGTGTGGGTGGCGTGAAGGTCATGCCGCTCTGGAATGGACCGGGAGCTGTAAAAATTGTAATTGTTGATGAAACGATGTCACCAGCGAGTGCGTCATTGGTTTCAAGCGTATCTGAATATATTGAAACGCAAAGACCAATCGGTGCACAGGTGACTTATATAAGTGCAAGTGGAATTGCGATTGACATCGAAGCCCAGATCGTCCTATCCAAAGGCTACACATTAGATGAAGTACTGAATTTGTTTAATACAAATGTAGTGCAATATCTTATGAGAGATGTGGCTTTCAAAGTGGATTCAAAGAATGCGCCGATTCAAGTCTCCATTGCTAAAATAGGTTCAATTTTGATTGAAACAGAAGGCGTTTCAGATTATGTGGATTTAAAAGTGAATGGTGCAACTCATGCAATCACTTTAAACATTGACGAAGTCCCTGTGAAAGGATCGGTGAATCTCTATGAGTAGATATCCAGAAATCAGGCAGTATGTGCCCTCGTTTTTAGAAGAAGCGGAACCTTTGAAATCCATATATAGGGTGACTGGTGAAGAGTCCGGCATTTATTTTGATAAAATCGAAGATTTTTTGGCACAAATGTATGTCGAGACTGCCACTTGGGGATTATCACTTTGGGAAAAAATGATTGACATAAAATCTTTTACGAGCTCTTCACTTGAAACAAGACGAGAAGTGATTATTTCTAAACTCAGAGGCATCGGGACGACATCAAAAGAGATGATTAAGACATTGGCAGCTTCCTTTTCTGGTGGCGAAGTTGAAGTGATTGAAATACCAGAACAGAGTAAATTCCTAATTAAATTTGTAGGCACTTTAGGGACACCCCAAAATATTCTAGGTTTGAGTCAAGCGATAGATGAAGTGAAACCTGCACATCTTTGGTATGAATATGCTTTTAAGTATTACCTAGTGTCTGATGTGGGTGCAATGCCTATTGAGACATTAGAAAAACAGATTTTAGACAAATTTGCATTTTAGAGGAGGTGACGAAATGAGTGTCCTAACACAGTTTTTAAATTTATTCAAAGCGGAGCCTATAGTAGATGGCAACGCCGTATTCAATATTACAACCATGCTCAATGAGAACTGGGATAAAGTAGATCATGCCGTTAAAACGCTTGATGGAGATATTAAAGAAATGGCATCCAGTACCACTTATCTTCAAGAAGAAGAACCCATAGCAGTTAATCCATCAACCGTATGGTATTCGGTAGGCAGTGAGACAAATTTTAACCTAGGTGGTGTAGCGATTTATAATGCTAAGACCAGCGAAACACCACCTGAATAGGGGATATGGTTTCAACCCAATTAAGGAAGAAAAAAATGGCAAATATAAATGTTCAACTGAAACATAGAAACGGCTCTAAAAAGGGTGTTGCAAATGGATATGCTTCACTGGATTCAGCGGGGAAAGTGCCTTCTACACAATTACCCTCTTATGTGGATGATGTCTTAGAGTACACTACTTTAGCTGAATTTCCTGCATTAGGAGAGAGTGGCAAGATTTATGTAGCCCAAGATGAAAACTTATGTTGAGATCAGTAAATAAATTGCGATTGGGATGACCAGTAGCACTGCGCATCGCGGGGATCAAGGGCATACAGCATATATCCACAGCCAAACTGCTCATGCACCATCCAATGCTCAAAAAAACAGTGATATTACAAAGACAGAGATTGAGTCCAAATTAACCGGTGTGATTACATCTCATACGCATTCAGAGTATATGAAAGTAACGGTAAATGGTACAGAACCCACATCTCCAGTAGCTGGAGAGTTTTGGTACTTAGTAGTATAGGAGGTAATGATAAATGTCAACATACAACACAGTAATTAAGAAAAGAAATGCTCAAAATAATGGCTGGGATTCAATCTTGCCAATCACGACAGCTGAAAATGTTTTGGTTGATGAGAGTGGGAAAACGGTTAAAGATTACACGAATATAATCTCTGGTAAAAATTATCTGATCAACGGAAACTTTGACATATGGCAAAATGGTACGACATTCGACAATCCTCAAGATGTATATACAGCTGATATGTTCAAAATTGCAAGTGAGGCAGACACAAAAGTAAGGGCGTTGAGATCGTTAGACGTGCCAAACTCATTAAGCAAATATTCCTTTAGAATGCAGCAACTGGACACTATTGGAGCGTCGGGAACCTATACCGATATAATGCATTACATTGAAGACTATAAAATCTTCAAAGGTCAAAAAGTTACGTTTTCATTTTATGCAAAGTTTAATAGTGGATCGAGTGGCCTAGCCTATATTTACGATGGTCACACACTTGAAATCGTCTACATCCTTACTCCTGTAGATGACCAATGGCATAAATATCAAGTCACTAAATTAATGAGCATAAACTCTACAATGGCGTCAATTACATTGAGGTGTTTTAGGAACGGAATTTCCCCAGGCAACGGTGCAAACTTTGCACAATGTAAATTAGAATTTGGGGATATCGCGACTCCATTTGTTCCTAATACTTTTGCAGAAGAATTGAGTGCTTGTCAAAGGTATTATGAAAAAACTTTTTCATATGAAATTAAACCCGCAAATGGTGACAACAATTATGGCGGAGCGTTATCTGCCATAGCTATAGCATCGTCTTTTCAACCACTTATAAATTGGAGATATAAAGTCGTTAAAAGAATAACCCCAACTGTAACCTTGTATTGTCCTTCATCTACTTCACCAATTGGACAATGGTCTAACGGGTTAAATAACACGACAGATGCAAGAAGTGCTTATGGAAATGATGCTGGGACAACAATTGACAATACGGATATTCTGGTACCCTCAGGCGCTTATTTTATACATGCAGTAGCAGATGCAAGATTATAGGGAGGGGTAAAATGATAACACAAAATTACAATAACCATTATATAAGATTGAACGAACAAAGTCATATTATAAAAGGTTTTTCTGATGCTTTTGAAATCCCTTTAGAAACTGATATCTGTATTTGCAAAGAAGGAGTAAGACATTTTGAGTTAAACGGAGTGGTTAATTTATCTTTGTTTGACTTTAACAATGTTCCAAAATACAAATATGTAGAGGGTGAAATTTTAGAAACAACAGAGGAAGAGCGCCAAGTTTATTTATCAAGTTCGCCCCAACCCGACCCCACAGCCCAAGATATCATGGCAACTCAAATCACACAGCTCATGCTAGAAAACGCAGAAAAAGAGGATCAATTACAAACGTTAGCAAACCAAGTCACTGAACTAATGTTAGGAGGTATGTAAAATGTACGCATGGTTAAAGTACGCTTATCCAAAACGATGGGCATCAGAAGAGCAATGCCGAAGAGCTGTTGAATTAAATAAGATCAACGCAATTCAGTTTAAAGAAATCACAAATTTAGAGTATTAAAACAGTCATTAGCATAATCTATAGGTCAATATAACCCTTGAGGAGATGTCCCCCACTTTTTAAAGTGGGGGTTCATATTCCTAATTCAGCGGGAGTCCAAACTCCCACTGAATGCAATCCGATAGGATTGTGCAAGTGTTGCGAAGGTAGCGAAGCGGACTGAGTAGACGCTTTGATAGCAAGGGCACACAATAGAGCATTATAAACAAAGTTGAGGTACAGTTATAGCATGGAGATCATGGAGCTCACCAACACCATCACCACAATCGGCGCTGGCACAGTCGCCTTAGGCATCCTCTTCTGGATCATCCTAAAAATGTTCAATGGCATCATCGAAAACAACACCAAAGCCATGCACGAAATGTCCAGATCAAACGACAACGTCGCCCAATCGCTTGAAATCTTAAAATCAAGCATAGAGAACAGCTATGATCTGCAAAACAGAACCATTTCAATGCTGGATCGACACGATGTCAGAGCAGAGCGCATCGAAAATGAACTCATCAAAGTCAGTGAACGCACCAAAAAATAAGTTCATATAACCCTTGAGGAGATGTCCCCCACTTTTTAAAGTGGGGGTTCATATTCCTAATTCAGCGGGAGTCCAAACGCCCACTGAATGCAATCCAATAGGATTGTGCAAGTGTTACGAAGGTAGCGAAGCGGACTGAGTAGACGCTTTGATAATATGAGCGATACAAAAGGGCAATACAAACTAAATTTACAAAAATCAATAACAAAAATCAATTACAGAAAGAAAGTGAAAACATGATCAACAAGCTCAACATCATAGGGGGTGTTATCCAAAATAAAGAAATAGGCAGCACTCCTCTTAAAACCCAAATCATCATGCCAAGTGGCAATCACAACGTCAGAACCCAAATCGCCCTAGACCCAGAAACAGCCCTAGGCATCACCAACCACAACACAGGCAACACATCACCATCAGCAAGTGCCAATAGACATGCAACGTGGCTTCAAAATGTAGAAAACGCAGATCAAACCTACGTTGGCGCACACTTCTTTGTGGATGAAACTGCAATCATTCAAGTGCTCCCCATAAATGAAGTCGCCTATCATGCAGGAGATGGCAAAGGGGACGGCAACATGAAAACCATCGCCATAGAAATCTGTGAAAACGGCAATATGTTAAAGGCAGAAGAAAATGCCAAATGCTTAAATGCTGCACTTTTACTGACCTATCCGCACTTTAAAATCTACAAGCATCAAGACTGGTCAGGCAAATATTGTCCAAGAGTCATACTCGGCCGAAATTCGTGGAATGAGTTCGTAGAAGACATATTGAAATATGTACAAGATTCAAATACAGAAGCTTCAAATGCAGAAGTCTCGCCTATAGAAGCGTGGAAAATCAAAGGCATCCACTTTGCGATAGAAGAAGGTCTAATCACAGACTATGCCTATTGGCTAGATCGAATTGACGAAGAAATGCCAGCGTGGGCACACTTTATCATCCTAGAAAAAGCTTTAGAAAAAATGAGACAAGAAATGATGCTACTCGTAGATGAAAAATTAGAGGCATATAGGGAGGAGGCATAGCTAAATGACCAAAGAAATTGCAATGGAATACGGATTAATGATAGCAGTCGCAGGGGCTGTTTTTTTGTTTGTCCTTTTAAAGTGGCAGCAGGTAAAAGTCGTTTTATTTAGATTGATGCTGACTGCAAAAAGCATGGCAAAAGACGCCATTTTAAGCAGTGGCAAAGAGCAAGAAGAATGGGTCCTCAAAAAGGCTTATCAGCATTTACCCATATGGATTACCCTTTGGATCAGCAAAGAAACCATGCGAAAACTTATTGCTTACCTGTATCAAGTTGCCAAAGACTATTTGGATGATGGCTTGATCAATCAAAGCATTAGATAACCAAAGCATTAGATAACCAAAGCGATCCCTATTATAAGACAACCTACCCCTTAAAATGAATAAAAGTGCAAGGATAGACTGATTGGATTCAGTTCTATGTCTTGCACTTTTTTATAGATTCATAGTTTTCTAGCAGATCTCAAATAAAATCCGAATCCCCTCAACAGCCTCGTCGCTTAGATAATCTTCTATCTTTTCTGAACACCAGAAGTCATCTTCAAAAGAGCCTTCAACCACATATATTGAAGGTAGTGCAGAGAGTAAGAGCACTTTAGAAATTGAAAGCTGCCACTTGACGGAAGTTAAACTCATAAAATAGAATTTCATTTTCATGAGCTCAGGCGAAACACCATAAAAGTCGGCCAAAATGTGAAGTTGCATTTCAGAGGCCATGTCCAATCGCTTAACGAGATCATCGCTTGGGATCAAATAATCACAAGCCCATCTCATCGCCCGAACCTCATCCCTTTCCGTATGGATTAAATCCATAAAAGGGCTGCCCTTAAAATTAAACCCCGTCGTAAAGTAATGGCCCAGTTCATGACTGAGCACGGTCTTAAACTCAACTTCATCTTTGATTTGCTCATTGACAACGATAATATCATGCGCCGCATCTTGATAGTAAAAGCCATTTACCCCTTTGGGTAAATCCTTTGTGATTTCCAACTGAATGCCCAGAGACTCTATAATGTTTAGCAGTGTTTCCATATGTTATGCATCCTTATTTTTTTTGTAAATTCTTAGATTTTAACGTCTCAATCAAATCTTTAACCAATTTTAAATCGGCATCTGTTAAATGCTCCGTCGTATTAAACGCCAGAATTTCTTCAGAATAACGCCTTATGTTGCTTCGGCCCAGAAGATAGTCCGTAGAAACATCAAAAAAATCAGCAATACTAGACAATATATCATTATCTGGTGAACGTTTTCCCGTTTCATACATAGCAATAGAACCCTTGGAAATATTGAGTTTATCCGCGAGTTCCTTTTGAGTTAAACTATTTTCTTTGCGAAGTTGTTTTAATCTGTTTTCAATCATATCATCACCTAAAATCATAATATCACATAAAGTGAGCAGGAATAAAGAAAAAGATTATTACAAGATAACAAAATAACAAAAAGTGAATTAATGTTTGACAAAAGTAACCAAATGTGATATTTTGTAAATAATTCTAAAATGAAATGGGAGGTTTAATTGAACAGAATCGCTCAATATAGGGGAGAAAGAAAATTGTCACAGAGGGCACTTGCAAAACAACTAGGCGTTTCAAGCGCGACTGTAGCTATGTGGGAAACTGAAAAGAGAACACCCAGTTTAAAAATGGCAAAATACATAGCGCAATTTTTTGAGACAGATATTGAAGCCATTTTTTTTAACGAAAAAGATAACAAAAAGTGATTTTATTGGTGTTCAAATCACATTGTGAAGCGCTGGTGTGAGATCGAAATGAAAAATGTAAAGACAGAAAGAAGGTATTACTTATGAGTAAAATAGGCAATTTAAGAAAAGTAGATGAACTTGGAAGAATCGTTATACCTGCCAGTTTAAGAAAACATACGGGTATAGATATCGGGGAAACATTAGAAGTCGTCGCAAAAGGCGATGTTATTTTATTGAAACGATACCAAGAAGATTACTGCATCTTTTGTGGTGCACAGGACCATCTGGAGTCCCGATTGGGCAAAACGGTCTGTGCAGATTGTATTTTAAAAATACAGCGGTTATAACTTATGTTATAACATAAATATCTTTTAGAGGGGTTAAAAATAGGGAGGTGTTTTTGTGAAGTTATATGCTTGTGATTCGATAGAAGAATACAAAATTTTAGTAAAAGCCTATCAGATTAGCGGTAATACGATTACGCTATTTGATCAAGACCATAAATATCTTAGTAGTGGCATTGTCACCTTTATTACAGAGCAAGCGTTTATCATCCGAGAAGCTTACAATACAAAAGTTAAAGTATATTTCCAAGATATTTTGGAATGCAAACATTTCATAGGCTGACACGACAAATTTCATTTGATGAGCCAAACCAAAGCGATTGCAATGAAATGGCACGATGAAAACCGTTGAAAATGAGATGTTACTTATTTGGACTCTTACACGGCTATCGCATGAAAAAAATGTAGAGTATTTTAGGAAAAGTGAATGCGAAAATGCAGAAGGAATAAATGGTAATAATTACAAAAAGGAATTAAAGAAGTAATGTCGAATTCAATACTAGAGGAAAAAAACTCTGGAGGAGAATTCATATGGACAAAACAATGTTTAAAAGTGCATTTGAAAATGTAAGCGATTTTAGACAAGAGTGGAAAGTAAAACATAAGCTGATAGAAATAATCTTTACAACAGTGATTGCAACGATTGCAAATGCGAATACCTGGATAGAAGTAGAATCCTTTGTAGAGGCAAAAAAAGAATGGTTTAAAAAATATGTGGATTTAGAG